TCGCTGGTTCTCAGGTCCAGCGTTGCCACAAACTCATACTGTTCGATACCATCATCCTTGTATGCCTGAAGAGTTGCCTGCTCCGCCATAAAAGTTGTTTCGGTATGAAGCAGCCTGTATGCTTCATACTCCTTTGTTTGAAATACCTTTGCAAAGCTCTCTGCCAATTCTTTAGGATTCTTGCCCTGGATAAAAGATGTGGTCATTGCTTCCCTTAGTTTGTATATTAAATCTCCCTTTTGCCGCCAAATCCTGTCTGAAAAATTAAGTCCGTTAAACGGGTATTTAATGAGCTCATCTATTATTCCTGTATCCAGTTGCGCAAAAGCCTGGCTAAATCCTCTGTACTGGTCAATGTCAAACAACGTTCTGTAATACTGGTCCTGGTATATGTCTTTAAGTCTTTCGCTTCCCAGCTTTTCATAATCTATTGCATACAGTTTTTCCAGGACTTCATTAATCTGTGCTTCAAGTGCCTGGTATCTCGTTATCCTTGCTTTAATCGATAAATTTTCAAGTTCCGGATTGACTCTGCCTATGCTTTCTTTAGCCATTCTAATAAACTCTTGCAGGTTGCCTTTAAACTCTTTGAGCTCATTGAAATTCAAATAATTCTGCGCTTCGGCAAAACTTATTTTGTTATTTTGAGCATATTTAATATAAAAATCGTATATTACTGCGTTTATTTCCCTTTTTGCTTGGTTAAATGCTTTTGTAAGCTCTTTGTAATACTCTTTCAAATCTTTTTCGGCAGCTTCAAGCCTTTGCTCTGCTCTTTTTTGCCAGTATTTGTCCATCATTCTTCACCAGCTTCCTGGAACATATCCGGCTCTAATTCTTTTCTCTCTTTTTCTATCTGTTTGAGCTCTTCTTCAATATCCTCAGTAAGTGGATGATTTTTAGTCTTTGTCCTTTCGGATATCATATTGCCGGACATACCAAGCATCTGAACTGTTTCAAGGTCATTCCTTATTGCGTTTCTGGTCCAAGTCTGAATTATATTAACTTTATCAGAAACGCCCAAATATCTAAGTATAGCCTTTATAAGTTTTGCCAATCCAACTCGGAATTCTGTTTCCATAAGCGCCATTTTAAGTTCAAGCAGCGAATACAAAAACTGCAAGCTTACGCCGGACGCATTTCCGAAACGTTCCTGATCAGGATTAACTCCCATGCCGGATATGAATATCTGCTTTTTCACCATCTCCAAGAAAGCGTTTCTCGCCTCGTGCGGTATCTCGGCACGTATAGTATTCACCGCTCCGTCAGGTGGATCCACTTTTATGGTCTTATATTTTTTTAAATCGGCGATAAACTTGTCTCTGTCCTCGTCTCCATATCCTGATATAACAAATATCACTTCCTGCACGTCGTCGAGGTCATTCGCAAAACCTGATACTACTTTGTCATATGCGTCTATCAGGTCTTTGTACATATCCAAATCACTGGTATGGGTACTGTTGTTGTAAAGCGGGATAAATGGCACCATGGCCATTTTGTGTTTTATTATGTTCGGTACCCCTTCAAATGCAAATTCCATGTTTATTTCTCCGTTGCTTTCCCGAATGAAGAATGTGCAGTCTTTGTCTGTCCAGTATTCATAACGCTGGTATGAAACGCCATCATCCCCTGTAAGCTCGTAAGCCCTTAAAACCGCAACAAGTTCTTTTTTTAAATCGCTGCTGTAAATAGGTATAACCTGCTTTGGATCCACTACAGCATAATTAAAGCCGTTTTCATCTTCCCATATATGCAGCCATGCCACGCCACAATTGGAAGCATCAACGGCCAGGTCTTTTATGACTTTGCTGTATTCATCTCCCAGAACTTCAACTATCCTTTTGTTGGTATCCGGATTCCCCGTGTCAAACATCGGCGGATAAGAAAATCCATAACTTACTTTCTGGTCCACTAAAAGCTTGTGCCAGTTATGGCTAATACGATTATCTGCATTACGCAAAGGATTGAGATTGTTCGCTTTCAGGTAAGCGTCATATTGCTTGTTTAATGCGCCATTTTCTTTTATGTCATTAGTGTTTCTGTAATATTTCTCTCCTGTTGCTGCCTTTTTAACGAATTCCTGATGCTCCGCAACAAGTTTGTTAATTATTTTTTTAATCGTTTGAAGGTCCATATTTTAACCTCACTTCCATACACGTACTCCTGATGCCCTCATTTCATCTTCCAAGGCATAGCGGACGCTGTCGATACTGTGATTGTTCTTATCCGGATATTCAGCTTTAAAATTACCGTTGCTGTCCTTTTCTAGCTCATAGTTTAAAAATTCCCTTAATGTATTCGGGCATCTTTCAGGGTCAATGATTATTTCCTCCAGGTCCTGCAAAAACTTTATGCCATATTCAACGCTGTCAGGACCTTTCCTTGCTCCGCGAATATTTATTCCATAACTTTTTAGTTCCGCAATAGATTTAGGTTCTGCACAATCTGCAATAATTGTTTTATTGCCGGTGTTCTCCTGCTTTATTAGTTCTGCAAGCTTCCTGTTGCTCATCGCTACCTGGTGTATCTCGTAGAATATATATAAACGCCTTCTTGTTTTGTCATAATGGCTCACACTGTAATGAACAGGATCCACAGCATACCCAAAGTCGAGCCCGCGCTTTATCCTATCAAACGTTTTAATCTCTTCATCGGTTATCCTTCTTGCTGTTACATTTGCGAATATCTCCCCGCCGGTTCCGGTTACTTCTCCAAGATATTCATGCCTATATGCTTTTTCATTAACTTTTTTAAGATGCTCCGCTTCAATAAAAAACTGTTCCCCAAGCCATTCTCTAGGAACAGTTAAATATGTGCTGTGATGTATTTTTCTATCTGTCCTTTGTTGCAAAACTTCTTCATTTACCCAGTTTCTTATGCTGTTGGGTGGATTGTATGTATAAAACACAACAAATTGCTGCCCACCTCTCATAAGAGACTGATTAATCATTCTTATTTCTTCCATACCGTTGAACTCGTCAACTTCTTCATACCAGATATACTTCACATAGCCCTTACTTACTTTTATCGATTTTATCTTCCTGGGCTTATCCGCACCCCTAAAAAGTATCTTTTGCCCTGTCGGTATGTATGTTAGCTCCATTGGGTTATGCTTGACATCCCAATATTCGGACACCTTAAGTTTTTCTATAGCCCAAATCAGTTGTTCAAAAACGCTGTCTTTAAGCGTTTCTTTTACTTTTCTAAGTGCTACCGCATTTGAATTTGCATCTTTCATCAGTCCCAAAATAATTTCTATTGCTGCAAAAGATGATTTTGTACTCCCACGACCGCCCTTAAGCCAATAGTGCGTATATCTGTTGTTTTTTATGTCATTGTGTATTTCATAGAAGCTTGGAGCAATAATGTTTTTTAATCTCACCTCTGCCATAACATCACTCATCCGTTATATCATCAACTATCTTGACTCCCATATCACCACTGATGCTGATTTTATCCGTAAACATTCCTAAATGCTTGCCTAAAAGTTCTAGCGCTTTGAGCTTATCATATGTCTTGACCTCACGTTCAACAATATCTCCTTCTTCTGTAGGTATCGTTTTTACTTTTACGCTTGCAATCGCCGCTGTATCGTCTCTGTCGATATTATCATGTATTTTGGCTTCATCAAGATTAATAACATCCGCTGCATTAACAAAGGCAACTTTAGCGAGTTCACGTAATATTCTATCTTGCGTAATTCCTGTCCGCTTAGAGCGCTCTGCAATAGCTTTATCAATCTCTGACCGAATGCTAAGTTTTGCTAACAGTTGAGCTCCTTGTTCATGAGCTGTTTTTGGACTATACCCTGCTCTAATAGCTGCTTGTGTGGCATTCAAATCAATCAAGTATTCTTCTATAAACCTTTTCTGTTTATCCGTTAGCGCCATATTTTCTTCACCTCATTTTTTTCATTTCCACGTCTCCGCCCCCGCCCCTGCAATAACAATATTGAGACATGCACCCGCCTGTATAAGGCAACCATATCTGTAAAGGAGGTCAAACAAACATAAAAACAAAAGCACCACTTTTGTGCAGTGCTTTTGTTCTCGATTTTATTCGCAAGTGTCCACTATGCATATTATAGCATATATTTTGTCAAGAAAAGTGCTGCACTTTTAAACTGCTTTTAATAAACCTTCCTGCGCTGCAATAATAGCAGCGAATAAAACAATTT